TCTGCCGGCGGCGTTTCTGGCGGCACTGGAAGCCCGCTTTGGCGGCAGCTTCACTGGCCGGCAGGAACTCGACGGCGAGATGGTGGAGAGCCTGGAAGGCGCGCTTTGGACACGGGCACTGCTGGAAACGCAGCGGCGGCTGACGACGCCGGCGCTGGTGCGCGTGGTGGTGGGCGTGGACCCGCCGGCAGGGGGCGCGAACGGCGTGTGCGGGATCGTGGTGGTCGGGCTCGACGGCGGCGGCCAGGGCTGGGTGCTGGAAGATGCCTCGCTGGCGGGCGGCCGGCCAGAAGGCTGGGCACGGGCCGTGGTGGCGGCGTCCGAGCGGTGGCAGGCCGACCGGGTGATTGCCGAAATCAACAATGGTGGCGACATGGTGGTGGCGCTGCTGAAAGCAGTGGATGCACGGCTGCCGCTGGAAACCGTGCGCGCAGCACGCGGCAAGGTGGCCCGCGCCGAGCCGGTGGCAAGCCTCTATGGCGAGGGCCGGGTGTTCCATTCAGGTTCGTTTCCGGCGCTTGAGGATGAATTGTGCGGGCTGCTGCTGAACGGCATCTACGCCGGGCCAGGGGTGTCCCCCGACCGGGCAGACGCGCTGGTGTGGGCACTGTCTGCCCTGATGCTGGGACCGGAGGCGGCACGGCCCGGGGTGCGGCGGATTTAGGGCAAGGGCCGCCAGTGGGCAGAGGGGCCTCCGGCGCGCAGGGGACTTGTCCCCTGCACCCCGAGACTGGAGCTTTGGCGCAACGTCGGAGGTTTCGGCCGCGCGAAGTGCAGTAAGGCCTGCGGCGCAGATCAGGCCGCGCAAGACATGGCGGGACCGAAGTTTCGGGGTCCGGGACCTGAGGCCCCGGCCGCCGGAGGCCTCTTTCCGTTTATTCAGGGAGATACGCAGATGGGTCTGGCATTCTGGCGGACGAAAGCGGACAGGCCGGGGCGGGCGCGGGTGCCGTCCTGGGCGGTGCCCCTGGCGGGGGGTGCGCGGGCGCCGCGCAGTTATGAGGCGCAGGTGCGGGCGGCGTATCTGGCCAATCCGGTGGCGGCGCGGGCGGTTCGGCTGGTGAGCGAGGGGGCGGGCGGGGCGCCTTTGGTGTCTAGTCCGGCTGGGCATCCGGCGCTGGCGTTGTTGGCGAGCTGTGGGTGCGGGGCGTCTGGCACGGGGTTGATGGAGACGCTGGCGGCGCAGTTGCTGTTGCATGGCAATGCCTATGTGGAGGTGGCGTGCGGGGCGGACGGGCTGCCGGCGGCGCTTTATGCGCTGCGGCCTGAGCGGGTGACGGTGGAACTGGATGCGCAGGGATGGCCCAAGGCGTATTTGTACCGGGCTGGTGACAATGTGACCCGTTATGCGGCTGAAAGTGCCGGTGAGGAGACGGGGCTGCTGCATATCCGGGGGTTTCATCCGCTGGATGACCATTATGGGACGGGATGTCTTGCGGCGGCGGAAGGGGCGGTGGCGCTGCACAATGCGGCGTCGCGCTGGAACCAGGCGCTGCTGGACAATGCGGCGCGGCCCTCGGGCGCAGTGGTGTACCAGCCTGGTGATGGATCGGCGTTGAGTGCCGAGCAGTTCGAGCGGCTGAAGGCGGAAATCGAGAGCGGGTTTGCAGGCGCGGCCAATGCCGGGCGGCCGATGCTGCTGGAGGGCGGATTGAGCTGGCAGTCGCTGAGCCTGACGCCGGCGGAGATGGACTTTGCGCGGCTGAAGGACGTGGCGGCGCGCGAGATTGCGCTGGCCTTTGGGGTGCCGCCGCTGCTGCTCGGGCTGGCGGGGGATGCGACCTATTCCAATTACAAGGAGGCCAATGTGGCGCTGTGGCGCCTCACGCTGCTGCCGCTGACGGGGCGTATCCTGCAGGCGCTGTCGGCGCATCTGCGGCACTGGTGGCCGGAGCTGGAGGTGCGGGTGGACCGGGATGCGGTGCCGGCGCTGTCGGAAGACCGGGAGCGGCTGTGGGCGCAGGTTTCGGCGGCCGGATTTTTGACCGATGCCGAAAAGCGGGCGGTGCTGGGGCTGGAGGACAGGAGATGACGGCGATGCTGGAGGGGCTGGTGGCGCAGGCCGAGGCGGAGGGCGCGAGCCGGGTGACCTTGCGGGCGCTGGTGGAGGAAGCAAGCGAGCTGGGGGCGAGCCGGGCGCTGGAGATGGTGGGGCTGCGGGATGCCAATGCCGGCTCCGACATCGTGCAGCTGCGGCAGCTGATCCAGGGCTGGCGGGACGCCAAGAAGTCGGCGGTGAATGCGGTGATTACCTGGGTGGTGCGGATGCTGGCGGCGCTGTTGCTGCTGGGGCTGGCGCTGAAGCTGGGGATGCTGGAGCGGGGGAGGCTGGTCTGATGCAGGACGTGCGGCTGGCGGGCTATGCCAGCGTGTTCGGGGTGCCGGACAAGGGCGGCGATGTGGTGATGCCCGGCGCCTTTCAAGGGGCTGCCGGGCGGCTGCCGCTGCTGTGGCAGCATGATGTGCGCGAACCAGTGGGGTTTGTGGAGACGCTGGCCGAGGATGCGCGTGGGCTGCGGGTGGTGGCGCGCGTGGTGGCGAGCGGGCGGGGCGAGCAAGTGGCGCGGCTGCTGACGGCCGGCGCCATTGACGGGCTGTCCTTTGGCTATCGGGTGAAGGCGGCGCGGGCCGACCGGGCCAGGGGCCTGCGGGCGCTGGAGCAGCTGGAGCTGTTGGAGATTTCACTGGTGACCTTCCCGATGCAGCCACTGGCTCGGGTTCTGGGGCTTTCGATGGTGGCAGAGGAGACGAACTGATGGACTATGAGGTGAAGGCGGATCCGCTGGCGGTGTTTGCGCCCATGGCGGAAGAGGGCACCGAGCTGGCGGCGCTGAAGGCGGAAGTCGGCCGGCTTTCGGGCCTGGTGAGTGCGCGGGCGGTGGAACGTCCGGCGCTGGCCGGCGCCAAGGCGACGGGCGAGGTGGACTGGCTGAGGAAGGGCGGCGAGCCGGCGGGCGAGGTGAAGGCGGCCTCTGTGGGGGTGCCGGGCAAGGGCGGGCTGGCGGTGCCGCAGGAGATTGATACGGTCATTGACAGGGTGCTGCTGGCAGCGTCGCCGATCAGGGCCATTGCCCAGGTGGTGGACATTGGCTCGGCCAATTACAGGAAGCTCATCACCACCACGGGCGTGGTGTCGGGCTGGGTGAGCGAGACGGCGGCACGGCCTGAGACGCAGACGCCGGACTTTGCCGAGATCGCGCCGCCGATGGGCGAGCTCTATGCCAATCCGGCGGCGAGCCAGGCGATGCTCGATGATGCGATGTTCGATGTCGAGGCGTGGCTGGGCGAGGAGATTGGCCGGGAGTTTGCGCGTGCCGAGGGCGTGGCTTTTGTGAGCGGGGACGGGGTGAACAAGCCGAGCGGGTTTCTGGCCTCGCCAGTGGCGGTGACCGGGGATGCGACGCGTGCCTTTGGCACGTTGCAGGTGGTGAACTCCGGGGCGGCGGGCAATTTTGCGGCGTCCAACCCGCAGGACCGGCTGCTCGACCTGGTGCATGCGCTGGCCACGCCCTATCGGCAGGGGGCGAGCTGGGTGATGAACTCGGCGACGCTGGCGCGCATCAGGAAGATGAAGGACAGCAGCGGCGCCTTCATCTGGCAGCCGGCGCTGGCCGCCGACCAGCCGGCGACACTGCTGGGCTATCCGGTGGTGGAGGCTGATGCCATGCCGGATGTGGCGACCGACAGCCTGTCGGTGGCATTCGGCAACTTCCGCGCCGGCTATCTGATTGCCCAGCGCCGCGAGACGGTGGTGCTGCGCGACCCCTACAGCAACAAGCCGTTCGTGCATTTCTATGCCACGCGGCGTGTGGGTGGCGCGGTGATCGACAGCCGCGCGATCAAGCTGATGCGCTTCAGCGCCTGACTTCCCCTGTGACTGGTCCCGTCCGTGGCTGCGGCTGCGGCGGGACCGCCTTGTCCTGACGAGATGCGAGAGGCTGGCGGATGGCGATTGTAGCAGCAGAGGTGGAAAGTAGCGGCTGGGTGCTGCGCCTGGTGGTGTCTGGCGCGTCTGCGGGTGAGTTTGCCGACTACACTCTGGATCCGGACGGTGCGCCGCGTGTGGTGTTGCGGTCCAGCCATGTGGGTTTTGTCCAGTCGGGCGGGCAGGCGGTGGCGGGGACCATGGCGCGGGCGATTCCAGCGACCATTCCCCTGCGGCTGCCGGTCAACCCGGCTGCGCCCACGCCGGCGGTGATTGATGAAGTGGACCTGGGCGGCGGGCAGCTGCGCGTCCGGCTGGCGCTTGCCAATCATGTCTATGCGACAGATACGCAACTTACGCTTGATGTACTGGCCGAATGGCGCACGGGCGAGGATGCGGCTATCGGCCTGGCCGTAACGAACAACAGCACGTTGGCGGCACCGCTGCCGGTGATGCGCTGGGCAGACTTGCAGTTCCAGGTGGTGCAAGGGGTGTTCCGGGTTTCGCTCATCGTGGCGTCACACCATCCGATGGAGTTCCAGCCGGTGGCCGGCGTGAAATTCACGGCGACCGACGGCGTGACCAGCAGGACGGTGTGGACAACGGCGCTGGCCACCGACATGCGGTTTGGCGACGATCTTCGCTGCTACACGGTAGAGATTGATCCTGGTGGCGGTGTCCCGCTTTCCACCGGCTTATGCCGTGTGGATGCCGAGGTCTACCCTTGGCTGGGGACGATGCGGTCAACCGATCCGGCCGGCACGAGGACGATGGTCGGCCTCAGGACGGATTGCCGGGGCACCAGCGCGCAGCTGCCACTGGCGGTCTTTCTGGACCCGGCAGGCGAGCGCTATTCCAGCCAATGGGTATATGTCGATCCGGTGAACGGCACCACCACTGCTGCTGCTACGATGGTGCGGGCAAACCTGACGGCGGCCAAGGGGGTGGCGCCGTCGAGCCGGGCACGCTCGGTGTCCACGGCGCTTCAGGCGCTGTACCTGGCGAACCGGACCTTGCCTGCTGCGAATGGCCAGGGCGGGCCGACGAGCCGGTCCTGCGACGGCGCATGCATCGTGCTGGCGCCCGGTGTGTCAGTGATCGCCGGCACCACGGTCACCAGCGGCCTTGTGAGCTACGAGGCGCCTGTGCGCATCATCGGCGACCCGGATGACCCGGACCCGCGCGCCCACTGCATCCTGCGATCGGGCGCCTCTCAGCCGGTGGCGATGCGGGCGAGCCGCTACCAGTTCGAGAATTGTACGCTGGAGATTGGCGAGAGCACTCTGCTGAATGGCGCGGCACTGATCCTTGTCAAGAGCGTGACTGTCAGGGGCAAGGCCGGCTTCGAGACCAGCAGCAGTGGGCTGACGGGCAATGCCCTGACCGCCGGAACATGGTCGATATCCTGCCTCGATACCCGCTGGTGGCGCACCGGGCTTGGCATGAACTCGCCGCAACTGAGGTTTCTGCTGGTCCGGGGCTGCCAATTCAGCCGCACGGCGCGGGCCGCGGTGCTCCTGAAGAACCGCTGGGTGCAGCCGGACGATGGATTTGTGGGCGCGGGGACGCCTGTCGGCACGTTTGACATCGGGTCCGACGTGGGGGGCTGCGAGGACAATTTTATTGCCTACAACGATCTGCGGCAGGTGCAGACGCGGGCTGTGCTGTTTACGCTGCCGGGTGGCGCTGCAGCCTCGACGAATTATGCCAGCCAGCGCCGGCACGTTCTGCTTGGCAATGTCCTGGAGTTGGTCAGCCCCACGGGTTCGCAGCCATTCATGTCGATTGGCGAAAGCCAGGCGGTGACAGCGAGCTACAACATCGTGGAAAACAACAGCTTCATCGGCGAGCGGGTCAACATCTGGTACAACGACCCCAATAGTGGATCAAACAGCGTCAACTCCGAGCTGTTCTGCAACCGCATGGCCAATAACGCCTTTGACCGGAACGCTACCAAGCACGACGACTTCATGGACGGCACCTTTGGCTACCGGCCCTGGCTGACCGGGGGCTGGGCGGCGCAGTGCGGTGTGATGCACGAAGGCAACTGGGACGGCGGTCGTGCCGCAGGGAACATCAACACCTTCCGCTACTGGTTTCGCGGTTTGCGCTCAACACAGACCAATGTGGTGACACCGCCCGGCGTGGTGAACGACTGCTCGGTGTTCGGCAACAACAATGGCGGCGGCGACTACAGGCCAGTGGCGGGATCGCCGTTGCTGGGCCGGATGCTCAACAGCAATACCGACCGGGACCTAGACGGGATGATGCGCGGCCCCGGCTCGGCCGCCGGCGCGTTCGAGGCGCAAGCCGAAGGAGATATGCTGGCCCCTGTGCCGGCCCGTCACGCGGTGAGCAGTGAGGCTGTGGGACTTGTCACCAGCCTGGGACTGACGCCTGCCAACGCCCGCCACGGGCATCTGGCCGGCCA